ACTACCTTCATTACGTAGGGTGGTTCCAGCGATTGAACGTTGTGTCTTATGTTCTTCTTTTAAATAGTAAGTTACGAGGTCAAAGACCGCTAACTTAAGATCTGTTGGTACTGCAGAATATCCTGCGGTATACACAACTTTGACAGAAGCGAACCCTTTTTTAAAGTATTTTGTTGATTTTTCACCATCAATTCTCCAAATACGATCATGTTCAGTATCTACATAATAATCAGTATTCGCAGTTAATGTGGTGTAACTGTCAGCAATTGAGTCTCTCTCCTGTACAGAAGTGACACTATTAAGTGGAGATTCTGTGACAAATATCTCCGAAGTGTAAATATCATCTATATCAAACGTTTCCGTTTTAGCAGATGAATAATAATCAATAATGGCATTACCACAATAAGTCTTTACTAATTGACTAATAGAAGCCACAAGGATATCGATCTTAGAATCGTCCTTGTTATGCTCCATTTTCATGTAGTCCTTGTAATTTGCTCTTGTAATTAAATTGGCCATTTGATTCCTAAAAAATGGATAAACCTGGGAGGGTATTTACCCTCCCAAGTCACCCAGCATATTTCAACATATCCACTTGCGTGGTATAAAATTTGAAGCTTAAAGTTAGCTAGCTTTGTACATAAGTGCCCATTTAGAAGTAGCACCATCGATTAGATCGATGAAACCAATTCTTTGTGACGCTACAAGTACTCTTCTTTGAGCAGCAACTTCGTAGTCTGATTCAACTGTCATTCCTCTTAGTACTGGTCGGACATAGTTTCTAGCATAAACTGCTACAGCGTAAAATTTACTTACAGCTGCTGTTGCGAATTCTGGACATACTATTACTTTAGATCCAAATACGCTTCCGATTTCTCCAGATAATTTAGTAGCTTGGTTGCCAACTAAATTTACATCTTGGAATTCAGCGTCTTCTAGTAATTGATAGTAACCTGTTAGGGAAACTACATATACAACATCATCAGGATTTAATCCATATTTGCCCATATTTTTCCTAGCGGCTAAAAGATTTAGCGCAGTTAGGGATTCGGAGGCAAATGCTGTTGTTGACTGAGTGTAGTCAGAGTCGTTTCTTGCTAAGTGCAATAACCCTTCGTACGTAGCTCCTGAGGTACCATAGGCACCATCAGCGTCATCTCCAGCTAGAATTGAATTTTCAACACCTCTTGCGTGTGATCTAATCATAGATTCACGTAGTAATGGTAGAATAGGAAGAATTGCATCTTCTTCTGTTTCATTACCTAAGTATGAGGTGGAAATTAGCTTTTTAGTTGAAAGAGTTCTTTCGGTCATATCTATCCCGCCGTAAGGTGAACCATAAGTATCACCAGTTTGGGCTAAGTTACCATGTGGAGATGAACCTGTAGCTGCTTGGTTAGCAGTAAATTCAGCATATCCACTATCTGGTAAGATAGGTAAGATTTGTGTAGCGCTTGTCATTTGGATTTCTCTAAATAGAGGAGCCAATATGAGTTGAAGTTGAATATCTCTTTCAACATTAGTGCTTACACGTTGTTCGAAGTCGGCTGAAGAAACGGCGACACCTGACATGGCATTTTGTTTTTCCATTACGGATTTACCATATTTAGTATCTTCGATGTTTCTGACTCCTACAGCTTTCGCTAGTAGCCAGGCATCTTCTACTTCTTTAATATCCGCATCTGGATCTAGAGTTCTACCTCTTTCACCAAATTGTCTTTTAGACTCACGGATTTTTGTGATTTCTTCAGATTTCTCTTTCAGTTCTGCTTTCAAGCTATCAACTACTTCTTCTACGTTGTCATACTGTTCGTTAACGCGTTTTTCTAGTTCAGAAACTAATTCTTCTGCTCCAGATGTTCCTGCTTCAACGATAGCTTTAACTTCAGCTTTCTTTGATTCGAGTTCTGCTTCTTGTGCTGCTTGCTCTTCTGCGGCTTTCTCTGCATCAGCTGCATCAGCGGCTTTTTGTTCCGCTTGCTGCATTGCAATTTTTGCTGCTGTTTCACTGGCAACTTTTTTCGCAAACTCTTCAAGATTAAAGTCTTCTGTTTTTTCTGACATTTCGTTTTCCTTTCTTGAAGACAGACTGTCGTCTGTGTCTTGAGGCTTAGTAGCCTCGGTTATTTTGACAAATTGCTTTTTCCACTCATCATATTCTGATTGAGTTTCAAAAGACTTTGCCACAGAGAAGGTGGCCGCTTGATTTGCGGGTACGGATACCACGCTCACTTCAAACAGCTCCGCATCAGAAATTTTAAGTCCATCAGTTTCCTCTATATAATCTGCGTCTTTGACGCGGAAACCTACACTTAAAGCTCTTAGAATACCTTCTTTGACTAAATTCGTTACATCACCAGCACTTTTTGATATATTGGCGGCAATTCTTAGTCCCCTATCGTCGGTCTCAAGACCTGTGGCTCGACCGATAGGTCTATTATAGTCATGGTTAAAGAGAATAACTGGATTATTAGTATAATTATCCAATCCTCCCTTCTCCCATGCTTCTTTTTCTATAACATCTCCCGCTCTATCTGTATCTGTAGTGCTGGCATATCCTTTGATATTTACGCTTCCATCGTCTGCTTCTTCCACAAACTTGAAAGTAGATGTTAAATTAAAAATCTTTTGCATAATTATTTACCTTTCTTGGCGCTTGCTGCCTTAGGCGCTGCCTTTTTAGGCGCTGCTTTTGGGGCAGGGGCGGGCGCTGGAGCAGGGGCTTGTGTTTCTGCCCATTGCTCGGGAAAGTTGCTCTTGACCATTGATGTCATGCGATTCCAAGACCCGAAAGGTCTTTTTGCAACCATATATCTCATAGGTCTATCTTCTGCTGCTTTGTATTCAGCAACAGATAGGATACTTCCTTTTTTTGCAAAATAATCAGCGAGTTGTTTTAATACAGCTTTTTTATTCGCCATTTTCTTCTTCCTCTTGTTCGGGTCTCCCGCCTTCCGACGGGTTGGCCGCTGAGCCTGCAATGTTAGCAGGCACTCTTAAATCATCATGTCCTTCTAACGGCTCCATTCTCATTGCTTCTCTGGCTTCGTTTGGTGACATTATCCCTGTATTGACCAAGGTTGCGTAATACGCTGCCTGGTCTTTTAATTCAGGTTGTAAAGCGGGTACTCCGCTTATATCCTCTTCTAAATCAAAACCAAAGAACCTCTCAAACGCAAAATTAATCTTTCTAACTATAGGTAGTACAGTTTCTAAGTAGTACAGCCTATGGTTTGGTCTAATATTTGCGTTATTTCCGCTATCTAGAAGCAAAGGTGGTACACCTATTGCTTGTAGTATAATCTTCTCATTTGAAGTTATTGCTTCTTGGAAATCTAAGTCTTTAAAATTAACTTCTGTAAGGTTGTCAACTTCTAAACCACCATCAAGTATTAAAGGTCTTCGACCTCCAGTACTTGGGTTATAACGAGCTCTCCAAGCCGCTAGCATTCTCTCTTTTATCTTTTCACTTAATGTATTTGGACTTTTTAGTACTAATCCTGGTACTGCTCCATTCTTAAAGAAGTTATCCTGAAAGTTTCTCATAGAGTTCAAAAGTAACATTGTTCTATAAGCTGGTTTCAGTCTAGGTACTCCTCTATAAATAGAGTTAAATGAGTTCTCTTTAACATGTATAATCTCTTCTGGACTATAATCAACTTGCCCTTGGTATGTGTATTTTTTTATATAAGTTTTATCATCTGTTTCTATTTCTACATTCTCTGCGGGCAAGTGATAAAGTGAACCATAAGCTCCATCATAATAGACAAAAATATTTCCATCAATTAGTAAATCAATTATCAGATTTCTTTTAAAAGAATTTACATCTTGAAATGGGTTAGGTTCTATATTTAGTAATCTATTTACAGTAGCCCTTCTAACATTTTTATAAACTGGATTCATTCCAGCAATCTTTCCACCAACATCTACTGGTATTTCTGCAACATCATCAACTACTAAGTTTACAGATCTGTTTACAACTTCTAATTTTTCATATGCGTCTCTATAATTAGTAACATTTTCTCTACTAGTTATATTAAAGCCTTCCTCTCGCCCAATTAGAAATTGCGAGGGATTAATTTTATCTTCATCTGTTGTTATAGGAGGTGTTCTCCCTATAAATCGGTCATACCATGCCATGTTTTTCTCTTCGTCTTTCTACCCAACGCTTTTGCTTCTGGGCCGTGAATAATTTGGGTCTTTTGCCATAAATGGAGTGTAATCGTAAATGGTGTTCGTGACAAAGAGTGACAGCTTCTTCATATAGTTCTCGTAAATGCTCCTCTATAAATGTATCTCTTACCTCCATGATCTCTTCGGCGGTTTGGATATTAAGTTTATTACCTCTCAGCCACTTATCTAACAGTTCTGTCAATCCGTAGAAGTGATGGAAGTCGAGATTTTCTTTACTTCCGCAAATCCGACATTCCGTTCCCTTATCGTACTTTGACTTTGCTCTGTCTCTAACGTATTTGACTAGGTCTCGCTTTAAATCCATTAATTTTTCTCTTACTTTGTATTATACTAAATTACCACGCTAATGTCAAGAAGAATTTTTTTGTAGGTCTGCTGATTAAAAAGTGGTCGAAGATGTCTCAAAAGTGTAAAGCGCATATCTAAGAGCATCTGCCATATGTGAGTACGCATTGTGTTTTGGCTTCTCTTTCATTAAATTGGGGTTTGGGTCCCATTGATATTGGTCCAAACACTCTAATACGTGTCTACATCTTTGATCCACTATTAAATTATCATTATCTACAAGACTAGCAACTTCTCCAATACCATCTAGAATTGACTTTTTCGCATTTATAGTACTAATATCGTAATTTTGTGCGAAATCAAACCTTGTTTGTTGTGCTGCTGAGTCAATATAAATCCAATCTATATCATATTTTGTAATTAATCCTCTGATTTCTCTAGCATGCTGTTCAGTGGTTCTTTCAGCATCTAGATATTCGTCTAAAACATAAAATTTTTCTAAGTCCCAATCATATGCTACTACGCATAAGGCTGTCGGGTCTTTGTAACCCACATCAAGACCTGCAATTACGTCCATTTTTGAAGTATCCAGTTCTTCTAAGTCTGCTGTGCACTCTTCCCAGTTGAATGCCCAGATTTGTCCCTCATAAGTGTTAAAATCTGCCATGTATTCTTGTGAAAATTCGGCTGAAGACATTGATTTTTTAGCTTCACTAATATCATCTTCACTAAAGCGTGGATTTTCATGATAAGTGGCTCTTACAGAAGCCCACTCTGGAAACTCATCATTAAATCCTCGA